ATTGCAACACTAAGATAAGTGAAAAATCTGACATGGCAAAATCCTGAGCAACTTTTTGTTGCTCAGGAACTTATAAATAAAGTTAAATCAAAGTGTTGCGGAATTAAGGATAAATAAACTTTATTATCTCCGGCAATAGTACGAAGTGAAAAACCGCTTTTTTTGTTTCGTTTGGCTATTTCTTTTACAAAACCGGCAACCGCTTTTAATTCGCTTTTCTGAATCTTTATAAATCCGTCTTTTGAAAGATGGGGGTACACAAGCCGGTAATTAGGGAAATATCCGGCAAAATCACAAACAAAGGTTTGTTTCTTGTCGTTGGTTATTTCTGTAATATTGCCGCCGTCCTGATTACAAACACAAACAGAACACCGGCCAACCATTTCTTTTAAATGTTTGGGATTGATAAATAATTTTAGACCGTCAGGTAAAAGCCCGGATGTTTCAATAATTACGGGGTATTCTTTTAATGTACGCCCGTCAGAAGCAACTAAAGCCGATTTGTAAGGATCAAGATAAATATAATTAAATGCCGGTCTTAAAGGATCTTTTGTTACTAATTTAGTGATATTTAGATGTTCCTTTATAATCCACATATCAAAGGAGCAAACAATATTTTCGCGCTCTTCTATTTTGGTAAACCTTGTTTTATTGGCTTGTTTGGTGCTTATCAGCTTTTCAAATTGCCAAACAAGATTAAAAACCTGATCCACTGGAAAGGAACATTTAAAGCTGTTTATTTGTACAGTCCTAAAATCCGTTATATTTAGTTTGGCATCAACGCAAAGATATTTTATATTTATCTCGTTCCCGTTGGCATCTTTCAGTTTTGCAAGCTCCGCGGCGGTATAGGTGCCGGGAGCTATTTCTATTTCATTTGTAAAAACGTCGTTTGCTATTTTAACCAATTCGGCCAAAATGAGGCCGTTAAATTCTTTTTCATTCATAACATTAAATAGTTAGATATTTTACACCAAAGTAAAAGCCTAAAGCAAGGCAAAAAAGCAAGTAAATAGGAAGCAGCCAAAGACCGCCAAACACGCTAAAGCAGATTAATAAAACTACTATTAGCCAAATAATTACGCCCACCATGTTAGAAAGTAGGGTTTTCAAGCTCTTGCAAAAAATCTTCCTCCGTTATACTCTCACATATATTTGAGCCATCAACATAAACACTAAATCCGGTTGCGGTACGGAATACTTCTAATTTGTGCGTTTCTCCGTTTGGGGATTCTATTATATAAGTAGTCATAATATAAAAGTTTAAAGGAATGCCGGAAAACCGTCCGGCGCGGTGGAATATTTGTATTATTCGTTTATGTTATGCAAATTACATTTCCAAACGTGTTTAGGAAATGAACCGTCTTTGTTAAGGCTAACAATAGATGTATTATCCCCGTTATCCTTTATTACATAAACTATAAGTTTTCTAAATCCGTATAATCCAATATGATATAATATCTTTTTCTCCATAAATTTAAAATTTGTCTGATTGATCATTTTTATTTATGAAGTCTTTTAATTTCTTGGGATCGGTGCCGGAGATGAACACCACGGCACCGAATAAAAGCAGCATTAAACAAAACATATTCTAACTATTTAGCATTATAATAAATGTTTGGTTCTGATGTTACGTTATATATATAGCTTCCACAACGCACCAGCAGCGCGGCAACGCCGTAATACTGTTTTTTCATTCCTCTAATACTGCCGGATTTATGAAAGTTCGGGAAACGGGATATATTCACCCGTTTTCCTTCTTCTTTTGTTATTCTACGTACTTTCTAAGGCTATTTCATTTTAAAAGTTATGCCAACAGGTAACAAAGAACGGTTAACACTGGAAACGAATTTATTAAAATCGTTCTCCGTTACTTTTGTTTCGTAGTCTTTCCAATTAAAAACAAGCTCGTTACTATGATCGTAATATATCACATTACTAACTGATAACCCGGCATCAAGAACGGCCAACATAACCCGCTTTTCATTTTCGGCCTTTTCTTGTTTCTTTTCACAGTTGTTAATTATTTCAGCGCGTTTTTTCTCGTATGCTTTGCGCTTTTCTTCGTCTTTTCGCGCTTGTACAGCTTCAGGACGATAATAACCATCGTTTATTCTGTTAGTTATAGTTGTACGTTCTTCGTCCGTCAATTTCAAAGTAAAACGTTCGTTTTCCGGCTTATATGGGTTTTCCCATGTTTGCCCGGTTAACTCTTCCAGCTTTTTTAAAGCCTCGTTAGATTCTCTTTTCCAGCGTTCAACGATACCAAGCGTATAAAGAAGGTATTTAAAGTATTGTTTATCTTCTGCCTGATAAAGCAAATTATATTCTGTTTCCGTGATACGCAAATAGTTAATTGCAGTTTCTTTGCTGCTGTTCGTAATATGGTAAAACCCGTTTTCAACTGGGTACATTGGCGCGCCGTAATGATTAGACAAATGAAGATCAACGAACATTTTAAACTGTGGGAAACGCTTTAGTATTTCTTCATGGCAGCAACCACCAGCACACCAAACGAAACGCCCGTTTTTGCGTTGTTCGTAAATATCCGCCGTTATACTCCAATCGCATATATTATTTTTGCAATCATCAGCCAGTAATATTTTAACATCGATTTTAAAGCTTGTCCCGGCTTGAATATATCTTTTTGATACTGTGTAAAAAAGTCTATTTGTAGTAGTCATAATACAAAGTTTTAAAGGGTGAATAATGAAAAGTAAGAAGTAACCCGGAGCCATGACAGCCCCGGAAATAATTACTATTTATTGTTTGCAAGGTATTCCACGCATCCAATAATGTATATTGCATGTTCTTTGGCTGCTTGTTTTTTTTCTTGCTTGGTTGCGGTCTTATGATCCTGATCGGAAAGCATTTTAGCCGCCATCCGGACGATCTTTTTCATAGTGGAACAGTTTGCAAGATATTCAACGGAAGGAGTTAAACCGCGGTTTACTTTTTTCAAAAGTGCATTTTGCAGCCATTCAGTAAGCGCGTAAATATCGCGAGAATTGCGAATGTAGATAATCAGCAAATTTGTATTCATAACGCAAAATTTAAAGGGTGAAACTTGGTTTGTCTTTGTTTTTCCCTTAACTTTGCGTTGTCACTGTGGTAGGTGATCCGATAAACGCAAAGTTTAAAGGGAGGCCGGGAAGAGTCGCCAAACTCGACCCGGTTTTTTATTAGTATGAAATCTTTTGAATACGATCAAAAGGAATTAACAACGCTATATGTTTATCCTGATAGTGAATCAGTTCAAAACTATTTGCCGTTGATAGTCTTATAATAGCGGCCTTTTTCGCTGTTTCTTGAAATACATCAAAATGAACCTTCAAACGGTTGCAACAGTTTGTGCCCTCCGGGGCTACATGTACGGCGTTTAACGTTACATTTTTGTTTTGTAAGTTTAGTAATACTTCCATGATCTTATATTTTAAATTAAACATTCAACCAAGAAGAAGTAAAAGCGGAGTTTGTGGTAGGTGATCCGATCTTTTATCTCCTTTTCTGTATTACAAAGATACGAATAATATTTGTAATACAAAACAAAATGTATTTTTATTTTTAAGAAAACGAACTGTTTTTGCATTTATTAATATTTGTATAAGTAACTAATAATCAATATATTATATAGTTGTATAAATATAAATGTAAAGCATTTAAGAAGTAATGAAATATTTGTAATATACAGGCTTTAAATATGCTTATTTGCTTTATTTGTAGCCTTTGTTTAACTTTGTAGCAAGTTACAGAGCGCGAGACGCCAATATAATGAACTCTTTTATATCGTTTTATATGGTGTACAGTAAGCGCGTAACAGATTTACAGCAAATTTATCAATTAACCCCGGATGATGTTTTCTTTTGTATGCTTGTCGCATCCGGTGCCAGTCGTGGCGAAGCGTACGCAACTATATTTAGACCACGATCCACCAAAATAGAAACGGCGCAACGCGGAGCCGCCCAGCTTGCAAAGGATAAACCCGGCATTAATAAATTGATACGGTCTTTTGAAGATAACCGCGCCGCCTTCCTTCCTGACAATGATAGCCCCAAAAGCAAGAAGAAAAAGAAAAGCACAGAAACAGAAGAGGAAGAAAAAGCCGGGAATGTTGTACAATACCGGGATAAAGACGCGGTTTTATCAGGTCTCGAACAAACTTTGCCTTATTTGAGGGGGAAAGATCGTGCGGATGTATTAATGAAAATTGCCGATCTCCAGCAAATGAAGAAGGACGAAAATACAGAAGAAGAGGAAACAGTACATTATTATCTACCTTTGCAATGTTATAGATGTAGCCTTTTTATAGCTGATCGAGCAAAGCGGAAAGCAGAAGAAGCGGAAAAGCCGGATAATATTTAATATTATAGATATAATATAAAGAGAATCAAGGTAAAGCGCGGCTTTTCTCCTTCTTTGCCGATCAACTGGGTAATGAAAGCAGGGAGGGCACCCCCCCCCCGGCTACCCAAGACACCAAGCATGTTTCAATCCCGGTCAAGATTTTTATTTTTTTTCTTTTTTGGAGTCAATAATGGATGTTTTTAAGGCTTTTCCAATGATAAATTACAAAAGTGAATGTCTGATGTATAGTTTTACTTCTGAAAATGTATAGTATATGTATGGTTTACTTCATAACTATACATGTGTAAATCATTCATTATTAAGTCAATGGAAATTTAATGTATAGTATGTATAGTTTATATGTAAATTGCGTATGGAAAAAAATATATATAATATGGTTTGCATAAAAAACTATACATACTATGCACTATTTTTCCATTGATTTGTATTTCAATATGTTATATATGTATAGTTGCCTTTAAAACCCTACATAAACCATACATATCAGAGAGAATGCTCCATCTGTATTTCCTATTGAAATAGAGTCGTTATCCTTTGTTTGCCAATATTTTATGATTACTTATATTGAATGGTGCTATGAATACAAAATATGATAAAAAAGCCTTCAAAAGCACGTGTTTATTCTATATTTTAAGTAGAAAATAATAGTATTTATATGATAATTATGTAGAAAATAGACTATATTTGTGGCGTAAAACGGCCTGAAAATAGGCATAAAACTATCAAAAACACTTGTTTTTGAATATATAATGATATTTTATGAAAATACATGAGTTTGATCCGGTGATATATCCACGCAAGTTGTGGGTTGCAGTCAGTACAGATACATTTTCAGATAGATTTGAAGATGTAAGTGAATGGGATGATACTGCTGATGCCATTGTGGACTGTGTTCGTGATAAACTGCGAAATTTGGGTGGTATTCTTGTCCGATTTGAAAGTAAGAATGCCATTACTATAGCAAATATCGCTCATGAAAGTTCACATATAGCGATGAACATATTTGATTATATAGGTGCAAAAGTGGATTTAGCTAATCAGGAAACATTCTCGTATCTTGTTGGATGGGTTGCTGACTGTATCAATCAGGTAAGGACTGGTAAATTTAAAGACTGAAATGGAGTCGGGAAAGTATAGGAAGTTGTTAAATGAGGTCTTTGGGCTTATGAAAGGCGAGAAACTGGATGCCGCCTTACAAGAGTCCAAAAGTGCAGCGCGTGTTGACGCTGTGCAGGACTTGATGCGTGCAGCCATTATACGATCTTCGATTTGTAAGTTCAATGGTACTCCTTACTATTTCAGTGGCCGGATATATGAAGAGATGGCATGGGATGATTTTGGCAACCTGATATATGACTTGATGCGTAAATGCAAAATGCCCAATGGTGATTATTCCCGTGTGGAGGGTGTACTGAAAGTCTGTAAGCGTGTGGTGGCAGGAAAAGCCTTGAAGCCTGATAATGCCATTGTGGTGTTCAATAACTGTGTGTTTGATATGAATGCTCGCCGTGCACATTCTTTCAACCGCCGTTGGGTACAGACTACATGCGTTCCCTATGACTACAAGCCGGAAGAGCATGTCTTTCTTTGGAGAATGTTCCTGGATGAAGTTTTGCCGGACAAAAACATGCAAAAAGTTTTGCAGGAGTTTCTTGGAAGTATTTTTGTTGACCGGCGTGTGGCGAAAATGGAAACTATGCTTGTTCTTCGTGGCTCCGGCTCCAATGGCAAAAGTGTAGTCTTTGAAACGATCATGGGCATACTTGGCCGGGAGAATGTCAGCAATTTCGGCATAGGTGCATTGATTACTGGAAATGAGAGAAAAAAAAATATCGCTTTCATTAATGGCAAGCGGTTGAACTACTGTTCTGAAATACAAGCGTTAGAGTTTGGTAAGGATAGTGACACGTTGAAGAGCCTTATCAGTGGTGAACCTACCGAAGCCCGGCCTATCTATGGCGATAACTTCACTGCTTACAATATTCCCCTGCTTATGGCAAATGCCAACCAAATGCCGTATTTGAAAGACTGGAGCTATGGAATGAGGCGGCGTATTTGCATTATTCCCTTTGAGGTGGAGATACCCAAAGCCCGGCAGAAAAAAGAACTGTCACGGGATTTGGAGGCCGAATACCCAGCTATATTCAATTGGATATTGGAAGGACGTGACCGTTTTATCGCCAATGGTTATAAGTTGACAGACAGTAAGGAGCTTGAAAATGTCATGGATGAATATCAGTCGGAAAGTAGTACCGTAATGAAGTTCATGTATCAAATGAACTATCTGTGCCGCTATGAGGAAATTGCCGATATTGAACCCAAATGGATGTCTTCGGCCATTCTGTACCGGAAATATTGCAAATGGTGTAGGGACAATAATGCCAAAGAAGAGAATGTGACAGTATTCGGACGTATTCTTTCGGAAGCCGGTTATCGTAAAAAAAGAACCCCGAATGGTCAGGTGTATGGTTTGTATGGAACAGCCTTGACGGAAAAACTCTATTATGAGAAACGGGAAGACCTACGGGGTAACTATAAGCAAAGGATCGCTAAACCGGTTTATCAAGATGGCAAACGATACGCTTATACCCATGAAGGGCTTGCGGCCTGCTTGTCATTGAGCATTTATCAAGTCCAGCGTTTGTTCCGGGAGAAGAAACTGGAGGGGACGTACCACATGGAGAAGAGAACAACTGTTTTTGACTTGGACGCTGTGGAGAAGATTATCAAACAATTAAAAATAAGAACCAAATAGTATGATCGCACCGGATGAATTTGCAGAGGTTATTGAAAAAATAGATAACCTACGGGGAGCATTGGAAATCCCTATGCCAGCTGGATTTCATGTAAATCAAATGAAGCGTGAGCTTGAAGAAGTATCAGACAAATTAAAACGGATTTACGTTGAGGAAGAAGACGAAAATCCATGGGAGGAATAAGCATGGCAGTAAAATTTAGACACAAGGAAACGGGATTGTTCTTTTGCAGGGCAAAGGGATTATCCCCTTCAAGAAGAGATTATGACAAACTTGGAGAAGAAGGTATTTTTAGGAAAAGGCATTTGTCTAAGCGAGGAAGAATCTACGAAAGCGCAACTGAAAATCAGAAACGGGATTGGATTGGTAAGAAACATGCAGATGAATTTGAAATAGTAAAAGTATGAAAAATATGAATCACATAGAGTTAAGTGTTGAGCTGATGTCTATTCTTCGGGCCTTGAACTATTCATGTGAATTGAAGACAATAGAAGGTAAGAGCATTGTAATGGATATAGCAGTGCAAGGAGAATTGTCTGTCAGACACCAAAAAATGATTGAAATGCTTCTTGGTGGATTTCTCTCTGAATTTTATTGGGTAAATGGGAAGCATCATATTTATATCAGAGAAGAGTGCAAAGGGCTTCTTCCTGATGATGATAGGTATAGTTGCTTGATTTATGAAATGAATAAAGTATCATCGGATGAAGAACGTATAAACTCTTACGGTAAGGAATACTTTTTTAATCTTGGAGATAGATTTGAACGTAAATTAAAAATAGGATTATGAGCAAAAAAACAAATGGTATTCAGGTAGGTAACTTTATTGTTACGAGGGATAATGGTAGTGAACATGACTGGATCAGTATTAAGGCAGTGTCAGGTTTTTGGAGTATGCGTTTTCGGGATGATAACGGAATGTTTTCCCGGATTCGGGAGTTAACCAACAATAAGGAACTTCGTGAATATTTGGAAACATGGATCAAAGTATGTTTCCTTATTAGTAATGCAACCCCTGACGTTAAGTTTATGGAAGAGTTTTTTAAAAGCTATTCTGATCTTACCGAACGGCTACGAGGCTTGCAGCAACCAGTATCACCGGAAGATGATGCCAAGATACTGGAAGAAGAGAGAAACATGAATAGTATCAAGGAAGGTATTAAGGAGGAACATAAAAATGAGGGTACCGACTGATAAGGAAATTGAAGAGGCCAAAGAATACCTCCGTCAACGTCTGGATGCGGAGCTATCCATGCGTACCAATCTTCAAATTGTAATGATCGAGGCGGCAAAGCAAATTATAGATATTTCATACCGGTACAAGATCAGCCCTGAACTATTCCGTTTTTCAGCAAACAGACAGTTGCAGGAGGAAGTGGATGCCATTATTTTATCCCTTCTTGAAATAATTGAAGACTATACTTATACTTTGGCAGTAGCGACACATGAGGATAATAAGGATGCAATCATAACATGTATAACGCGAGAATCATACGGCAAAACCTTCACACAACGTGCAAGAGAATATGTTGACCGGTTTTCAAAGGAGGTTGAAACGGCCATTGCCGCCGGATTACTACTGAACCTTTCCAAAGACAAATTACTTTCATCTATCAGGCAGTCGGTAAAAACGCCATTGCTTAATGAGCATGTACAGAGAGCTATTTCAAAGGGTTATCCGATTATTTCAAGACTCGGTGTTCAGGAGTCTTTTGGAGTAGGACGTACTGTAAGCTCTTGGACTGCACTGTCAGATTTGACGGAGTATGCTGTGGCAGAGGGTTGGATGAAGCATTGGGAATTGCAGGCTAAAGCCTGTGGAGCCGTAGGGTTCTTTGTCATGCGTGGCAGCTCCTATCCTTGTAACATTTGTGACGATGAAGTCGGATTTCATGTGGAATGGGACAAATTACCACCGTATCACGGTCATTGTAAATGCTTTGCCGTTCCCGTATCAGCAATATAATTGTTTAACATACTAAATATCAGAATATTATGTTTGGATTATCATTAATCAGCACAAAGAAACTCAATCATCTTGCATCAGAATGCAGCAAACTGGCTATTGCCAATGTTGAGCTTTCAAAACAAAATGCGACACAATCTAAAACTATTATGGAACTTACTGGAGAAGTCCGGGTGCTAAATTCTAAAATCCTTCTGAATGAAAGTATCAATGATGATCTGCAAAAGAAGCTTAACCGGAAATATCCTCGAAAGCCTTATAATAAAAAATTGTATCGAAAGTAGTGTCATATTCAATTCATTCATTACATTTGCAATGTAGAAGCTGACTTGTTATAACACAAGCTTATCAACCAAATTGTTGAAAAAGTAAAGCCTCTGTCTATTTTATGTAGGCAGAGGCGGCTTTTCCTAATGTATAGTTACATTGGATTCAGAGCGCGGAGTACGGGATTGCTTTCGCGCTCCGCGTTGGTACAGATCATTTTGCATTACCCTCTTTATTTTCATTTTTCTTGATTTTCAGTTGATATAGCAAGTCAGCTTGTTGCTGTTCCTTATATTCACGCATGATACGATCCCATTCATTGTTTTTTCCATAGCCGGATTCTTCCGAGCCGGTTTCTTTTGATAAAATACCGGCACCGACTAATTGTACCAAGTTCGATACCAATTCGGCTGCATTTTGGTGGACGTATGGAACTGCCCACGAAAAAATTTTCAAATTGAGGAATTTGGTAAGTTGGCCTTTTTCTGTTCCATATCCGTGCAGGAACAGCCGTTTCATTTTGTCTATTGATTCGTCAAATTCCTTGCAGTCAATCATGGCTTTTTCCAAAGATGGTGAATAGATCAGCTTGATAGCAACACCCGGTAAATCTCCTGACTTTACTTCGGGAGGCATGACAACAAAACTCCCCATAAAAATCATTTTAAGTAATGTATTAATTTGAAGTTCAAATGATTGTGATGCTTCGGGACGATTCATAAAGCCTGCATCATCATCCTTCCCCATAGTGATAGCTTTTACCGCACCATACATATCTCCCTGAATCTCAACATCTTCACCTTTAAGTAACATGATTGGAAATGCGTATGCCATATTGTTTTGACACAAATGGGAAATAGCCAGTTCGTACTTGTCGATATTATCTTGTGAAAAGCTCCAGCAGGCACCGTGTTTGTCCCGATAATATACAACCGGACATTCGGTAAATCCATGATCGTGTTCTTCCACTAATGTATATCCTTCAATACCGAAATACTGTTTCACTTTGTTTATTGCTCCGGCTATTCCCCTTTTATCCTGCCGGTAACGGTACATTTTTTTATTATCCCACACTTCCACCCAAGAAATGAGTTCCTTTCCCTCTTCGTCATAGTCGCTGTATCGCCGGGCAAACAGTGTCATTTGACCGGTTATGGAATCGTAGTGAGGATAAAGAGTGTCACCATCAAAATAGGAGAGATTCTTGGTGAACACCTTGCCTTCATTCATATAGAATACGATTGCTGCATCTCCCGTTATTTTTACACTTTTGGCATATTCGTAAAATGCAATCTCCATATTTTTATCCAGCCATCCTTTTTGAAATTCGAGAAATATTTCCCGTGAACTTTCATCAACTTTGGTATCGGTCAGCTCATGATGAATGTCATTGCCACATAGATGTACAAGTTGTTGGATAGTGATTATCATCTGAAAGGGAAAAGAAGCACGGAATACTTTCTCCCGGAAGAACCGTTTCTTCTCTTCGTCATATTTCAGTCTGTCCGGGTAAAACAATTCCGAATTGATCTTGTGCCCTGAAGGATAAAACTCACGGATAAAATCAGCCTGCGAAATGAGCTGCCATGTCAGCCTATCACTGTTGTTTGTGAACGATGCGTTTCTTAAATCGCTCGTAATCCTGCCTTGCAAGTAACCTTCGGGAGTAACCCTTGCAAAAGGCTTTTTTGTAAGAATCTCTGCTATCATATTAATCCTAAACCTTTTATGTGTTTGCGTTTATGTTTAATTTCAAAAATCATTCGCATAAGCAATGCTTCTATGAAGTCGGGAGAATGACCTACTAATTTTTTCATTATAATCTTCTTGATAATAGTCCAGCCTTTCTCTTCACTGTCTTCATCCTTTCGTATCGCTTTCCTTTCCTTGTCGAGAATCTGTCTAAGGGGAACTTTCTCAAACCCTTTGCCGGAGAACTTGCGTTCAAGAAGAGTCGGTTCAATGGAAATCTCCCGGTTGATAATTTTTTGTGCGAACAGATATGCCGCTTGTGATTTTAAATTCGCATAGATGTATTTGAATTTCTCTTCCACGGCTTCTTTGTTGTTGAATGGGATTGCATTCGGGAAAAAGCCTTTGAATATTTGTCCGAGTCCGTTAAGGTCATAGGTGAAGCATTCTTCTCTTACATGCCATTCTTCCAGCATCGCTTTTACGGTATCGACTGTTTTCTTGCTGTCAAGTTTGCAAACAAATATGTCTCTTATATGCCATCCTTCCCACAGCCACATGACAAGACTGTCGCCACCCTCAAATGCCGCATCACATGATACCCGGCGTATTCCATCACCTATCTGCATGGAATTGCGGTATAAGGCTTCCATGTGAGTCAGCTTTATTATATCATCTCCGGCAGCTTTGTATTTCCAGTTACCGTCAAGATCGCGTGCGCGTTGTTCATCTGACTGGTTGACAAGGTTAGCCAAATAGGTCGGATCAGAAGACATCAGTTTTACATTATCGGAAAGTTTTGCTTCAATAAAAGTAACCGACTTGATAAACAGTTCTTGTGGTGTGCCATATTGCTCATACTCCGGCTTCCAGTAGGCGTGTATAATATCCTTGCATTGCTCATATACTTCCTCACGGGTATCTCCCCAATATATACCTGAAACATTGTCCCCGTCCATAAAACAATACCGGACTCTGCCATCACGTTCCGGGATTGGAAGACCATCTTCTCCGATCCACCAGTCAATGAATTTTGCAACCCAGCTGTCAGGATCAGGGTTACATGTTCCGATAAAGCGGTTACGGATATGAAAGGCGTTACGGTTACAAGTGATAAGGTATTTGAATTTGAGATATTCCATGTGGGTTATTTCATCCACACCTATATATGCGAACTGTTTACCTTGAAAACGCTTTTTGAAATCGTCAAGTGTGTCAGCATGATAGCTGAATTTTAAAAATCCACCTTTATAGAAATTCCAGCGCATGTCGTTTTTGGACTTGTTGTATTCCCCAAAATCATCATATAAGGTGGATGATGTTTCTACCATATCAGAGAGATCGTCTATCTCATGCCGGAGAAGCACAGAACGGAAGTTTTTATTTTTTATATCTTTCAATGTTTCCATAAGAAGAGTAAAAGTTTTACTTCCTCCACGGCATCCCCCACAGATGGTAATATCAGCCGGGGTGGAGAGCATGTTTTCCTGCCCTCCACCTTGTGCGATTATCTTATTCGGATTAGGAATTTTCCTATCCGCGTCTCTTAACATTTGGATATATTCATAATCAAGCACCAAACTGGCATTAACCGTTTTTATTCCACTATATTTCTCCATAAAAAGAAAACCGATCCTCACATTACACATGTGGAGACCGGCCTATAAGCTCTGATTCTAATATTGCAGTACAAAAATACGCATAAAGAGTATTATTTTCTACATTTTAATAGAAAATAATATCAAAAATGTTTTGAGAAAAGAAATCCAGTACATATATTTGCAACGAAAACATGGAGTATGATAAAAATTAGTGCGGATAAAGATGCAGATCAAAGGGAAATATACAACAAGATAGTTTTATGTCCGATATGCGGTCAGAAACTAACTGATATAAGCTATGTCAATGGTGTTGTTATATTGAGAGTGAAGTGTCGTAGATGCAAGAACTACATAAATGTGGATATTGTGGGTACAAAGTAGTTTTCAGGATAATATCGCGGAGTGGAGCAGCTGGTAGCTCGCTGGGATCATAGCCCAAAGGTCATTCGTTCGAGTCGAATCTCCGCAACAATAGTTGGAGTTGCCGCATTGTTTCTCCCTTCGATGTGGCGTATGGGGATAAAGGGAGAATATGGAAAGATGGCAGACGTGGTGTATGCGCCGGACTGAAAATCCGGTTAAGGTGATTCGATTTCATCTCTTTCCACAAAACCTATACGGTGTGGTTCAATTCCCACAGGTACGCTGAAATGGGGTATCGCAGGTTAGGTGAGTATAGGTATATTGTCCGGTTAGCTCAATTGGTAGAGCAATACACTGTTAATGTAAAGGTCGGTAGTTCGATTCTATCACCGGGCGCAATGAAGCGGAGATAGTTCAGTTGGAAGAACGTCAGATTCCAAACCTGATTGTCGGGGGTTCGAGTCCTTCTCTTCGCGCATATTGAGATATGGTGTAATGGCAACACAGCAGATTTTGGTTCTGCTATTCAAGGTTCAAATCCTTGTATCTCAACAAATGGCGTATTCGACTAACGGTTAGGTCGTCACCTTTTCACGGTGGAAACCAGAGTTCGATTCTCTGATACGCTACACAGAATGAATAACGTCCGAAATACAAGGGAAATGCGGTGGTTTCACCGAGACATCTTGTAGGTCGCATATTGGAAGTATGGGTGAGTGAACGATACCACCTCTTTGCTAAAGAGGCAAGCTGAAAGGCTTCGGAGGTTTGAATCCTTCTGCTTCCGCAAAACGGGTAGTTACCGAAGTGGCAAACGGGATAGACTGTAAATCTATTGGCTTTCGTCTTCATTGGTTCGAGTCCAATACTGCCCACTATTAAATGGAAAATAAGACCAAAGAGTCAGATTGATGCAAAAAGCATTGTCTGACTCTTTTTTTATTCAACATAAACACAAAATAAACACGATGGAACAAGAAAAAATCTTATCCACATTAAGTGAGAAACTTGGAGAAACCAGTTTTTCACCGCAGACATTACAGACGTATGTAGAACTTAATCCCATAGCCGAAGGTTCGGAGCCTGACGAGGCTTATTGGAACAAGGCTGTGAATTTTCTGAAAGGGATGCAAGGACAGTACAACCATGATGTCGCAACCAGAGTTGAGGACTTTAAGAAAAACTATAAGCCCCAACCGACTCCCCCGACACCTCCAACTCCACCGGTACCACCGAAAAACGATGATGAACTGGAGAAGAAACTGAAAGAACTGGAAGCACGTTTAGACGCGGAAGACAGCAAAAAGGTTCAAGCTGATTTGTTGAAGAAGGTTACGGCTGCAATGAAGGCCAAACAAGCGAATGATGATTATGTGTTGAGCAAGACCTTACAAGGGGTAACTTTCGATACCAAGAAAACTGTGGATGAACTGGTTACTGAATTTCTGCCGAAATATGATGCAGAATATAAGGCGTGCAGGGGTTATGGCACCGCCCCAAGAACTTCTGACGGTTCAGGTGGAACACAACACAATGCAGCCAGCAGATACTTTGAACGTAAAGGCAAGAAGGAAGGCTGGAAGAAGAATTGAAATTATTAACTCTAAAACAATAAATGTATGGGAACAATGGGTAACACGTTTGATGTGAACACCGTGAAATACGGACATGCCCGTAAAGTGTGGCGTGAAATCCGTCACCGTTATCCGGGCGGTGGTATGGTGAGCAACATTTCCGATTGGGTTGCGGTTGGCAAGATTCCTGCCGGTACAGCTGTGAAGTTTGATCTTTCAGGTAAGACATTCACCGCTTATACGGATGCACAGATCAAGGCGGCTGAATCAGATATTACCACTCTTGGCATTAATGGTTATTTGCAAGAAGATATTCTTGTAGCCAGTGGCAACACAAAGGCCAGTGGGACAGTAGTCTATGCCGGAGAGATTTATCAGTACATGTTTGACGAAGAAGTGGTCGCTATCCTGCAAAAGATTACTACACTTCCTCAAATTGTATGGGTGCAGTAAAAGAATTTGAAAACAACATTTAAAATACGACAATTGTATGAATACACTTCCTATTGATTTGTACAAGGTTATCGAGTATGGGCTTGGTGGGGACACTTGGCAAGAATTTATTGACCGTTACAAGGAGAAGTATGACCTACTTCAAATTGATGGTTTTGAATTTGAAGCAACCAAGTTGGATTATACTTTCTCCCAGCTTATTACGAGCCTCGGCGTGAAAACGCTGCCAGCTTACGTTGATCCGGAAAGTCCGGGTTATGAAGCTGCATTGGGAGAACTCGAAGGAAGGACGGGTAATATCCCGACTCAAAAGAAGTTCTACCGTTTGAACCGTGTGACTGTGAGACAACAATTGCAGCTGTTGCAACGGGTAGGCATGTCCGCATTGACGGAAGAGATGCAGAATGTGTTCTTGGGCTTGCTTGATGAAAGTGCTGACGGTCTTATCGGATCGTACTACAATGCGCTTACTCACCAGCGAATGAGAATTGTTTCCACGGGTAAGTTCACTATTGATACTGATAACAACCCACGTGGTTTGAAGGGTATCACTATTGACTTTAATATCCCTGAAAACCATTATCAAGTATTGGCCGGCACAAGCCGCTGGTGGACTAAGGATGAACATATTCCGGCAAATCAAGGCTCTGCCTCTGATCCGATTATGGATATAAAGAACAGAGTGAAAGAGATTCGCCGCAAATATCATTATTTGGGCAAGATCAGGATGGAGCTGGCGCAGGACTTATGGGATGATTTAATGACTCATACCGCGGTTCTTAAACGTATCGGCCATTCCCTCTATCCGACTGTGACGGATGATAGTACGGTTATTGCCAATGCACAGAATGAAGATGAAGACCGCCTGAAAGCCATTTTCAAGAAACTGGTTAAGGTGGATGAAATCGTGCCACGTGACAGCTATGCTTTTGTTGACAAGCCCGGTAAGGATGCGGACGGACAACCTGATCTTATCACTGAACAAGTGGAGAACTTCAAGGCCACCAATATTGCCTTTATACCAGTAGGTCAGATCGGTACTATTCAAGGTGTGGAGCCTTTGACTTTGGGATATGAGGCAAACAAGGTTGCTTCTTATGACGGTGGACGCTTGAAACTGACACAGAGAGCCAATCCTGAAACACATTCAATCTATATTGAAAGTGAAGCCGCCCAAATGTGTGTGCCGAGAATGCCACAGTATATGTTCATCTCTACTGTAACTGTGTAATTCTTAAACTCATGCAAGAATGAATGAGGAACTTTCTCATACGGAAGATATGACCATTGAGGACTTTTTGAGTGGCGCAACTGCTTATGAAATAGCGGACAACGCCCTCAAAAGGGTTCTTGTCAAGCGGAAAATCGCTTTTGGAACAATGGTAAGTGAACTGACCGAAAGGCAGCTTGATCTTGCCACTGCCGATATTTACATGTGGTGTGCAAGCACTCCAAGCAGTAAGAATGATACCGAAGACAGTGACGGGGGATGGAAGCATAAGGAAGGTGGTTGGCAGACCAGTGCATACGACAAGCGGCAACTCCGTGAAATGGCGAAAGAACTGTATGAGAAATGGGATGAAGAAGTTGTAAAGGGCACTAAAATCAGAATAGTCAATTTTTGAGTATGAAAGTAAATAATCCACGGCATCCGCACAAATGTACTGTTTACCGAATTATAGGTGAGGATTCTTTCAGTGATGGTGAGAAGGTGATCTTGTATGAAGGTATATGCCGAAAGGAAGGTAGTACAAATTTGCGGACATTCAAAACCGATAATGTGATAAAGAGCGATTATCTGTTGAGCCTTCCCGGAATTGTTGAAGGAATATTGGCCGGTGATCTGATAGATGTCACGGACAGACAAGGCACTTTCACTCAATGTATGGTTACTGATAGCTATGCCGGAAATTTGGGAACAACTGTGTATTTCAATCTTGCAAAAAATTAACGCATGGATAACCGGAGCAATGAAGTATTGTTTGATGAAGGAATGAGGAAGGCAAAGGAGCTTGTTTCAGGATATATCTTTGATGTCTTGACTAAATGCTGTGAAGAACTTATCCAAGATGCACTTGATAACAAGTCAGGCTTTCGGAATCTTACGGGTAATACAATAACCAGTTATGCGTGCGGATTATTCATGGACGGTAGATTTTCCTATTTCGTTTGTAGTGGAGATTCAATGAAACAACCGGTGAGAGTAAAACTGACTAAAGGTGAAACATTTGTAGGTGTCAGTTATGATAATCAGAACAGACGTTTTACTGGAACAATAGAAACTGATAAAGGTTATGGCGAAGCATCCTCCTTTGATTTCTTGAAAAGATATAAGTCGGAATCACGTAAAGGATTTGAGATAGTAATGTGCACGGGTACTGAATATTCAACCTATTTGGAGAATGTGTTAAATGCAGATGTTCTGACCGGAACATTTCAAAGGGCACAAAATACATTATTCAAGAACTTTAAACCAATGAAATGATGGGACGGACAGTTTATAGACGCATGGATATATTAAAACAAATCGCTGATGCAGTAACCGGCATTGGTGAAAAGGTTTTCATAACAGATCGTCCGGCTGCTGAACAAAAGGCGATGAAGGACTTTGTTGTTATTCGGTTGCCACAAACTATCCAAGATAAAGGAAGTACCTACCAAGACACTTACTGTCAGATAAACGTTTTTGCGCATGATCGCTCAAACGGTATTGAGAATACAGTCCGTTTGGATGAAATGCAAATGGAAGTGGTTTCAAAATTTCCAATAGTGACGGAATTGTTTTCAGCTGTAAGTCCACGATTGCTTCCCGGAGGAAATGACGGACTCGGTTTTCATTCCTTAATAATACAAGCGAAGCTAATAATAAACAAATGACACAAACTTAAAAAGATACGATTATGGCAGAGATTTCTATTACTACCAAACTGGAAGAGTTAAAGGTGCTCTTTAATCAGATGAAGGAGGTTTATTATGTGTCCAAAGTCAATAGTGACCTCGCAACTTTAGCGGCTTTTGATATGGAGCTGCCGGTACTCTCTGACGGAGTTACATTTGATACCGGAGCTGCCGATGTTTCCAAGATCAAGTTGACAACCGGAGCAACTTGGACTTCTATTGCTAATGCTGGAGATTCCGATATTCAGTTTCAAGTACCTTCCGTGGCAGGAAAGATCAATGACTTGTTACTGAACAAGAAAGCGGAAACGGTGACTATGACTGCTACCATTGATGGTGAGACTTATGAAGGTGAAGGTTACAATATCGAACCGAAGAAAGTAATCGGAGGACTCTTCATGCGTAGTGAAGACCGTCAAACAGCCTTGTTCTTACCGAATGTTGAGGGGTATAGCAACTTCGTCAGCGAGCAGGATAAGCCGGGGTACTTTAATGTATCTGTTTCTCCGTTGAATGATGCTAAGGGTGCCTCTATTTACATTTTACGTAAAAAAGTGTCCGAATAAAAAACTTAGGATATAACACTTTGCAAAATTCATATCAGCGAAAAGGTGGTGAGCTACTTGATACCGGCCACCACCTTTTTTCGTATAAAACATGATAAAATATGACAAAGAAGAATGACATAACACTTCCTACACCGGAGGATGAAAGGCTATTGAATGATGTGTTGGAAGACAGTGTGGACTATGTGGAAGTCCGAGGAAAGAAATATGGTATTTCATGGCTGAAAAGAGGGACTATACGCAAATTCACCAGTACCATGCAGAAATCGGGGAATGATGATAAGATCAGTTGCCAATGTGCAGCCGCTATCATTTTGAACGGATATTGGAAGATCAAGTTCTTCTATCCTTTCTTGTGGCGATGGTTCTTTTATATCAAACAATATGGAGATCATGAGCTGATGAAGGTTATAGCCGTCGGCAAAAAAAAAATTCCAGTGGAAGACTACTTGACTGCTACCATATATCTGACCGCGATGAAGGACACGATGATGACAATGACAAAAGAGGAAGCAGAGCATATCCTTCACGAACCAGCTACGGACAAACGTGGGAAATAGGCAAGTCCTATCCGTGGCTGACAGAGCCTTTGAGAGTATTTGGGATTCCAATAAGCAAGCCCTTGTTTGGTATTTATTGGGTACTTACAAATGCACAAATTGAACTATTGGCAATGGATGTGTCTATTGTGGTTACAGATTGTGACAAGGACAACAAGGAAAAGAAGCACGATACGAAGAACTTCAAATCCCCTTCCGTAAGCGAAATAGAGGATGCTGCCAAACGCTGGAAAGATAAGTATGGCAATGGAGAAACAGCAATTAACATTAATGATTATAAGTAACACAAACACAATAATATATGGCTGATCTCGGTAATTTATATTTTGATATACTGTTCCGTGATAAGACAGCGGAACAACGTAAAAAATTGAAAGCGGAAATCACCAAAGACTTGCAGGCAAAACTTGATGTGGGTTTTGACAAGAAGAAGTTGGTTAGCGATATGAAGACTTTGCTTCAAAGTGAGAAGTTTAAGATCAATGTGGTAGTGGATAAGGCCAGTACCACACAAGCTGTCCGTGCCGCCTTGCAAGCCGCCGGGTTGAATACAAACTTTACAGCAAGTGATTTACGCGCCGCCAAAGCCGCAGCCATTCAAACCAAAGCGGAGGCTTCTGCCGCAGCTGCACGTGAGCTTGCGCGACAAAGAGCCGCCCGTGCCGCCAAAGCGGAACTGGATTTGGCTAATGCCCGTGAGAGATCAGCCAATGCAGCAAGGCGGCACATGACAGCCACTCTCAATATGAATGGAGCAATGAACAGCCAGTTGAGTATTGTCGGACAATTAAGAAATGAATTTTTGGGGCTATACTCCATTTATGCGGCACAAAATTTCTTACGTGCAGTGGTTGATATTGGTGGTGAGTTGGAGAATCAGAAAATTGCAATGGCCTCTATCCTGCAAGATGAAGGCAAAGCTACAACCATATTCAATCAGATTAAGAAACTGGCTGTTGCTTCTCCGTTCGGGGTTATGGACTTGAATCAGTATGCCAAACAACTTTCCGCGTATTCTATACCATACAATGAATTGTATGATACCATGAAAAGGCTGGCTGATATATCAGCCGGTGTAGGTGTTGATATGGGACGTATCATATTGGCCTACGGTCAGATAAAGGCTGCTAAATTCTTGAAAGGAACGGAATTACGACAATTGACGGAAGCGAACATTCCTATGGTGGATAAACTGGCCGAGCGATTCAGCAAGTTGGAAGGCCGCATTGTCAGTGCCGGTGAAGTGCTTGATATGATCTCGAAAAAGAAGGTTACGTTTGAGGATGTAAAAGATGTTCTTTGGGAACTTACGGATGATGGTGGCATGTTTAATAATATGCAGGAAGTTCTTTCAGAATCAGTTAAGTCCAAATGGAAGAACTTGGCTGATGCGATTGACATTATGCTTGGTGATATTGCGGAGTCAACGGGTAGTACATTGAAATGGACTGCCGAAAGCCTTACCACCCTTGCACAAAATTGGAAAGAAGTTGTACCGGCTATCGAAGCTGCCGTTGGAGCCTTTGGAGTATATAAGGTAGCTACATTTGGCGCAAACCGCTTGATTGGGAATGAAAGTGCGGCTCTTATAAAAAGTACGCTTGCTGCCAAGCAAAAGGCAGCAGCCAATCTTGTTGTCGCATCCAGTTATCGTACACTTACTAATGCGGAAAAAGGACTTATAGCTTCAAGTAATACTATGACAACCGCAGATTGGAAAGCGTTGGCAAGTAGTGGAGCTTTAACTAAGGAGTATGCCTTGCGGTTAATGGCACTTGGAAAATTGAAATCAGGACAAGCCGGTCATATTGTGCAGGTACTTGGTATATCTCGTGCTGAAATGTCGGCTGCACTTTCAACAAGTAAATGGCGTGTAGCCATGATCTCATTGGGTTATGGTATAAAACAAGTAGGAGTTGCATTAAAAGGTTTGCTTTTTAATCCATACATGCTTTTGTTTACTGGGCTTACTGCCATTGCTGAATTATGGTATAAGTCCGGGCAAAAGGCTGACGAAATGAACGAGCGTATTTCCGAGTTGACAACAAGAGCACAAGACGGTTTCAAGAACCTAACGAAAGAAGCTCAAAAATTTGCTGATGTTGATCCTTTTAAGGCGAATGATGCCTCACTGATTGCTTCCATTGAAGAAATGAAAACAGCATTAAAGGATTATTCCCCGGTTTGGGCAGATACTTTTAATGAAACGTTTAAGACTGATGATGAAGGAAATACAGTTAAAAGCCTTGCGGAACAATATATATTGCTTCGGAATGCTTTGGATGATACAAAAGAGGCTTATAGATTGTTGAATGCCATAAGAGGTACATCTGAATATGCGAATGATGCTACTGATGGTTATTTTGACGAAAGCTTTAGTGAAAATATTGAAGACTACATCAAGACAGAGAAGCAGATAGACAAGATTATAGACCGTATGGCTGGTAGCTATATAGAGTATTATACTGCCATGCAGAAAGTTATAGCCAAGTATGATGATTTTGCTAAAGTCGCTTCGGGCAAATCATTGAAAGAGCAGTTGGATATAATCAAAGAATATCCCAAGGCATTAGCCAGTTTGAATAATGAGTTACCTTTCACGGGAGGATATAGGGATGATATTTTTCAGCTGCGGAAGGCATGGAAAAACTCTAAACGTGTTTTTGAGGAAGAAGTATCACCGGATATGCAGAGTTTCATATCTGAATATAAGTCACGATTACAAGCTGCCGGATGGAATTTAGACAATTTGAGTGACGCTCAAAAAATAGCTATCGGTTTGGATATAAGTTCTTTCTTGGATCAATTTAAAGAGATGCCGGTAGATATACGGAATTTTCTTAATGGTGAGATTCTTGAAAAACAATTCAATATTAAGATTAATGCTGAATATACGGAAACTATTCAGAGCTTGTCAGATTTGCAGAAAAAGTTCAATGAAGCCACAGATGGGCAATTTGAAGCTCAAATAAAGGTTTCTACGGATTCAGAGAAAATTATTGAAGGAATACAAAAAGCGTATAAGGAAGCTAAAGAGATAACAAATCAATTGAAGCCGGTATTGATTAAAGCCGGAATAGATTTGTCAGGTATTGGAGCTATTGACTTGTCAAAACTTCCCGACTGGCAGAAGCAAATTGTATCAGATTATAAAAAGGCTTTCGACACAATGCAAGCCGGTGAGAAAGGAGCTAAAGAAATCGGTTTTTCTCTCACTGATCCAAGTAAGGATAAGAGCAAAAAGGATGCCTTCGCTGAAAGATTGAAAGAACGGGTAAACTTACTAAAGGAGGCATATTCTGAATATAAGAAGTGGACTGACATTGTTGGAAAGGGAGAAGCTGCCAATAAGGTTAAAGGATCGGGTATTTTTGACTCCTTATTCAAAGGTAAAGAACCTGTGGATATTGAAAATTATCGGGATGAATTGAATAAGATTCTTAACCAGCTTGACGATAAAACCAAAGAACGTAGGGAATTGAAAGTCTCTATACGGAAAGTGCTTCTGGATATTGATGCCAACGCTATGAAAGAAGCTTCGGATAAGGCCGCAAAGGAACTTGAAAGGTACGTGTCTGATGTTTCAAAGAAATGGGATATATACAAGCAGCTTGTCAATGCCGGTGCAAGTAAGAAGGATGCTTCTTTATACGCTTTCGGAGCATTGTCTGAATATGAGAAGAAATCCGAGGAATTAGCTGAAAAGGTAACTAAGAAAATGAAGGATAAAGGGGTATATATACCTTTGACTTTCACCGAACAAGAGGCCACAGAATCACTTGGAGGTAAAGACAGTGTTTTGTATAAACAGTTTTTCAGTGCATGGAAGGAAGCTAAAGAAGCTATTGAAAAAGATAGTTTGGAAGTAAAGCTGAAAGAAGTTACTGCCCTCAACAAATACAAATCTATCGCTGAAAAAATACGGGACTTAAGCGAGAAATATGCTCCCTTAACCGGCACCTTCATTGGTGAAAATAATGAACTTGTTGGGAATGTTGAAGGCATGACTCCCGGACAGAAAGCTCTTTTTACCGAATATAAGGAGGAACTGGCAAAACTAAGGGGACAACTGCTTGAACTTCTTCCGGTATGGGAACAGATATTTGGAGATCAGACCTATAAATCATACGGACAGATACAGCAAGCATCCGATTATGCGCAACAGATTATTGATAATGCTTCTGTAACTAAAAACAAGAATGGAAAGCCAACAGCTTTTACTTCTTGGTATTTGGATGAGAATGGTAAACGGATTGATGTTTCAGGAGAATATTCTCAAATTGAGAAGTTAAAGAAAGCCATACAAGACTTATATAAGGCCGGATTACAGAAGAATCCGTTTGCCACTCTCATAAAAAATATTCGTTCTTTATTCTCCAGTGGAGATAAAGATGAAAAGGGTACCATAGAAAAGATTGCAGCCATAGGAGAAAGTGCCGCTGAAAGTGCTGATCTTGTCGGCAATTTTGCAGGGCAGATGTCTTCCATGTTCGATGCTTTGGGCAATGAGGGTATGGCCGACACGATGGGTAATGTGCAGGATGCCATGTCTTCTATAAGCAATATCGGGCAGGGATTCGCCAAAGGTGGAATAGTTGGTGGTATTGCTGCCGCTGCCGGTGAAGCTGTAAACTGGATTGGGAAGATAGCACAAGCACATGACAAAAAGCTTGATAAGGCTATTGAAAAAAGTAAACTTCGTGCTCAACAGTTGCAGTATATATACGAACAGATTGACGGTATTCTTGAACGTTTCTTGGGCAGTGGCACGGAACTAAAACTTGTAGATGCAGAAAATGACCGTACCCGGTTGAATCAATTAAATAATCAGATTGAGGCAATACGCAATAAGGGGAAGATCAACATCTTCGATTTGATGTCTTTGCAGAAATATAAGCAGGAAGCGGAAAAACTTCAAAAACGTGTTTCGGCATACGATGAAGGCGGTGCATACGGGTATCAACGTGCCTTGATGCAAGAACAACTTTCAGAATTGGAGAAACAGCGGCAAGCCGAAATTGACAAGAAGAAGACGGATGATAGCAAAGTGGCTGATTATGAGAATCAGATTGCGGAGATGAAACAGCAAATAAAGGATTTTGCCGAAGAAACGGCTGAATCTCTTTATGGCATTAATTTGAAAGACTGGGCTTCGCAGTTGGGAGATGCCTTGTATGAGGCATGGCAGAAAGGCGAGGATGGTGCCGAAGCTTTCAAAAATAAGGTTGCCGACATTATGGGTGATGTTATGAACTCCATTCTCAAAATAAGTATTTTGGAACCGGCCATGCAACAGCTTCAAAAGATGCTTTTTGGTGAGGATGGAATGAGTGGTTATTTCGGCAAGGATTTCTCTCTTGACGAAAAGGAGTTGGAAAGTATTGCGGACTATCTAATGGGGGTAAGTGAGAAAACCGATGATTACTATTCCATGCTTGACAAACTGAATAACTATATGGAAAAGAAATATGGTATCAGTATGAAGGAAGAGGAAGAAGACAGTGGAAGTGGTTTATCTAAAGGCATACAGAATGTTACTGAAAATACCGCTAACCTTTTGGCTTCTTATATAAATGCAATCCGGGCTGACGTGAGTGTTAAACGGGAGTATGTGCGCAGATTGGTTGAAGAATTGTTCCCGGCCTATAATGTAATAGCACAAGCACAATTACAACAACTGACAATGATACAGATAAATACAGCAAAGAATGTGGAATTTGTGGAAGAAATCAGGGATATACTACATAGGAATATAAACGGTGTAAACAAGTTTAATATATGATTATGAACAGATTGAATAGTGAATTGAGAGGTCATGCCGTATCGTATGGCCTCTGCACACAATGGCAAGGTGACTGGCAAAACAATAAAAGCCAGCAAGAATTGATCGGAATGTATATACGGGGCATTGATTTTTGTATTGAACACGATTATCCGACGGTGGAATATATAAAAGGCAATTTTGACCGGAGTCTGCTTCATCAAAACCATATTTTTGTTGATGAACCAGTGATCGGAGGCGACAATGGTGTATATGTACTGAACGGTAAATGTTCAGGCAAACTTTCTTTCGGTAAATTTACAGTTGTTACTCTCCATTTGCGGCATGATAGTGAATTGACTCTTGAAGTGGAGGATTGTGCCAAAGTTTTTGTAAGTGTATATGATCGGGCTAAACTACATGTAAGGCAAAGCGATGTGGCTAAAGTTTATGTATATGTTCATGGTGGAAACTGTAAAGTTGAAACCGATGGCAATGTCATGGTAAGATATAAAATGAATGGGGATTAACATGCGTTTTGCAACATCCTTATTTATAGCCTTTTATATTCCTATATTATTTGAACGGTATCATAAATGACAATCAACATCTCGCCACAATACGGTAGATACGCGCATTATTTATATTATGTCTAAATTTTAGAGTAAATATAACTGTTTTTATTTACCGATTCTTACCGTTTGTTACTGATGTTTACCGAATTTATTTTATTGATTTTTAGGTTGTTGTATGGTGAAAATATCGTCTTTATATTTGCGCTGGAAACAATGCTGTAAGGTTCATTACGTGGTTGTCATGAACTGGAGTAAAATATTATAGGGCATTCTCTTTGAGGCAGACAACCACATTAGGCTTCATCGGGATTTGCCCTTTCTCTTTACTATTATGTCAAGCGTGACTATTATATTAAGGAGGGTTCAGTAGGTACGAGTAATGGCGTATTGGGGTTCGATTCCCTGCCTACTACAAGATCGGACAAAATAATTCCCCAAAAGCGGAGATGTCCGAGCCGCTGATGGGGAAAACATTAACTTTATAGTGCAAAGATATGGAAAATTTTAATCAGTTAATACCTATTGATGAGGGAAAAGGTAAAAAAAGAACAATGACCTCCTTGCAGATTGCAGAAATTACGGGCAAAACTCATTCAAATGTAATGCGAGATATTCGCAATATCCTTGAACAACTGGAAGATAGACGACAATTCAGTTTTGAATTATCATCAAGACCTCAACCTATGCCAAACGGTGGAAGCAAAGAAGTGTCTTGTTACATTCTCACCAAAAAGGATTGCCTTCTTCTCGCAAGTGGTTATGATGCAAATTTACGAGCCAAAATTATTAATCGTTGGGAAGAACTTGAAGAAAACAAGCGTGAACTTTCCCGTAAAGACCTTGCTTTGATGGTTCTTCAAGCCGAAGAGGAAAAAGAACGATTGGCTTTGGAAGTACAGAAAAAGGAAGAAGAAAAGCAGGCTATCATAGAGGAAACAAAACCTGCCGTGGTTTTTACAGAATGCGTAAAGAATGCTTCTACCAATATTCTTGTCCGTGACCTTGCCAAACTGATAACCCAAAACGGATATATCATTGGAGAATATCGGTTGTATGATTGGCTTGTGGAAAATAAATATCTTATTCGTCATAAGCGATGGAGCAGGTCAAAGAATAAATATCTATTTGATTACACTCCTACACAAAGAGCTGCGGAAATGAAACTTTTCTTTGTGACGGAGAATGCTATAATGCAGGGCGGTAATCCTACATTCATAAAACATACGTGCTGTGTGACCGGGAAAGGTCAGGTGTATTTTCTAAATAAATTCAAATCTTTAGCGGCGGTATAGTTGGAAATAACAATGAAAGCCAACTTGCGATTCTTATCAATACATAACAAATAAATAGGCTGACTATGAAGCCAGCCTATTTATTGTTAAAAGTCAGGGTGCGTTTTTGAATATTCATCTATCATTTCCAAGTCTCGTTGCTGTTCAATACTACCACCATATTCTTTTTGTCCTTCTCCAGTCTTTTTGTTATGATATTGGTAGATTTCTTCGTTGTCTGAAATAGAAGAATTACATGCTTTAAACATTGCGGACAAGAATATACTAATAAAAACAATAGCAAGTACTCCTATAACAAGATCTGAACTGAATAATGATACGTTTTTTAATAATCTGTCCAATAGAAAAATAGAAGAAATTCCAAATGCAAAACCACCCAACCATGTTGCAATCGTAAAATCTGCGTATAAGCCAATAGTGAATATAATACCATACATTATTGTATAAATAATTTCTTTTATAGGCTTTTTCTTATTTTTCTTTTTATTTAAACGAGGTTGGCGAAGCGACTTGGCTTTACTCATTCCACAATTTTTACAGTAGCTTAATTGGTCTTCATTTTCAGTACAACATTTCTTACATTGCCACATATTTATATATTTTAATAATGAATGTCATTTCATTTCTTTCAAGATTTCACGAACTTCAATAGCTTTCATTCTTTCTATTTTTTCTTTTTCTCTCCGAATAAGATCATTTATAAATCGACTTACGTTTGGTTGTAGATTTACAAATTCTACCAAGTCTAAATCAAATCTGATAGCCCGAACCTTACTTTTACTCGCAGGTTTTGTTCGATGGTACACTCTTTTGGCTTGCTGTTCCTTTTCTATCATACCTTTAGTACTTAACTCCTAACATATAATAACCTCTTTTATAATTAAATGCAAAAGTATTAATAAATAAAATTATGACAAATGATATTTTTTATGTTTTTCAACATACACGTGGAAGCAAGTTAGGGGTTGAGTATAATAATCTACTAAAAAATGCTTTTATGGCATTATTTTCTATGATTATATAGAAAATACAATTATATTTGCGTTGAAATAAGATTAAAGTATAAGGCCATAGAGCTTGTTGTGGAGACTAAATATCTCTGCGGCAAGCTCTTTTTTAATATATGTATATGAACGAACCGTATTCTATTTTGATGCAGAAAACTACCGAGAATGCTCCAGTCAAAGACAGCTTGGCGCATTTTGGAATTGTGTGCACAGAATTTCCGTTCAAGCCGGGTGGGGAAACGAAAGATTTACCCAAACGGGATTGGCCGGATGAAGACGGTGAAGATACTTACATACCCGATAAGCTGCTATTAAAGGCATACGACTTGGAAGCCGAGATGTGCTATAAGGGAGATTTGGGTACTGCATACGATAAAATTATGGCCTTTCAAAACTATCTCACGGGAGAAAATGGTGACGGTGCCACCTTGAAAATATATAACTCGCACACGGGTATCGGGCGGCAAGGACTTTACTTACTGGAGGTTGGAGATTTTGAATTTAATAAGTCCAATATGGATGAAGTCTTGACCTTCCCGGTAAAATTCAGAGTAACTGATCCTCGAACTCAAATAATCCCCTCGTATAGTGTTGCGGAACCGACAAAGATAGTTGCATTGGTTGAAAAAGTATAGCTGTATGGCATGGAAGGTTTATGATAAAACTGGCAATACGGTACGTTGTACACTGAAAGGTTTGGAGTATAATGGTACATGGATGGGTGCATGTTTTGTGACAAGCACTCTGAAAAGTGCCGTACCCATTCTTTTTGAGATAGGTGACTATGTTATGTACCGTGGTGAGAAGTTTGAGATAAACTATGATCCTACGGCATTAAAAAAGGCGGCAAGAAAAACTTCGGGAGAAGCGTTTGTCTATGATAACGTAAAGTTCAACTGGCCGGGAGATGAATTGACGCGATGTGATTTTCTTGATTATGTGAAAAGTGATAATCAGATACACTTCACTTCTTTGCCTAAGTTCAGTTTCTTCGCTTCGTCTATACAAGATTTGGCAGACCGTGTTCAAGTAAATCTTGACCGTATATATACCGGAGCACAAAAATGGACGGTTGCCGTACACCCTGAATATGTGAGCACTACCAATGTAAACATTGATGTGAACAATATAAAGGTATGGGGTGCATTGGAGTTGTTCAATTCAAAATTTGGTGCGAACTTTGTTATTCGTGGCCGAACAATAACAATCGGTACTGCCGGTATTGCTGTGGGCAATATTTTCAAGTATGGACGTGGAAACGGTTTGTACGAAATTCAACGTACAGCCGATGCGGATCAACAGATTATTACGCGATTGCGTGCATACGGTAGTACAAGAAATATGCCTAACCGGTATTATAATAAGCTCTCAAACAGTTCTCTTACCAATTATTTGCCGAATAACATGGCCGTGGAAAATCTGATGTTACCTGATTTTCCTAAGACAACGCTTGATCCATATATTGACAGTAAGAATATTGCTGTGCTTGGCATTCGGGAAGGGAGTGTTTATTTTGACGGTACCGGTGGTTTGGAGGAAATATGTCCTTCAATGGAAGGTATGACCGCCGAACAGTTGAAAGATGCAGGTATTTATGTATCATTGGATGCCGGGGATAATGGCAATCTTGACGAAGTGGCTGATGCCGAACAACTGACAGATGATGGTACAATGGATAGCCTGAAGGAAGGTGAAGATGTCCCACCTTTTACAATAACGCTAAAAGATGTTGGTTTCAATATAAACGATTACCTGACTTCTGAAACAGCCACCATTAGCATGAAAAACGGCATGTGTGGTGGCCGGGATTTTGAAATAACCAAATGTGAGAAGAAGGGCAATAAATATGTGCTGACTTGTAACCGTGTATATGATGAAAGTCTGAAATTATATTTCCCATACAAGGATTACAATATAAAGTCCGGTGACAAGTTTGTCCTGCTTTATATTGATATGCCGGACGTTTATATTCAGGCCGCTTCACAACGGTTGCTTGCTACCGCGAAAAAATATCTTGCAAAGAATGACTATGTGCGCTATTCGTATGAACCGAAGGTGGATGATATTTTCATGGCACGCCAACATGATGAGGCTGTTGCAAGGGGGGAAGCAAGCATACATGATACTTTGAAAGAAGGGGACTTGATGCTATTCACTGATAGCGATCTTGGTATTGAAGGCAGCATCATTATTGATACCCTTATTATCAAAGAGGGAGAAGATATGATACCGAAGTACACTATGACACTTCGGGAGGAAAAGGCTGTTGGATCGCTTGAAAAAATCCAAAATCAGATAGACTCTATTGCAGGTGGTGGGCAGGGAACCGGTGGCTTGAATACCCAACAGATACAGTCTATCATCCGTTCACTGGGCAATCAGCTTTTTCTTTCGCGCACCCACAATGATACGGCAGCTGGGCTTATCGGCTTCTTAGCCGGTGCTATCTTTGGTGCAAGCGGTTTTGCAGAGGGTTTGACCGGCTTTGGGGCGAAAATAGACAGCATGGGACGTGGGTATATGGAAAGCCTCACGTTACGCAGGTTTTTAGAGGTGCCGGAATTGCGTTTTAACCGTGCTGAAATTGTGCTTGGTGACAAATGGCGTTCTCCCGGTGCTGGAATTATAGAGAGTGTTGAGCCTGATTATGATGCTGATGGTAACTTGCTACGTTCCGGGACAATAAGTTTGAAATTACAAGACGGTGAAATAGGTGCTGTGGCTGTGGATGATATTTGCATGGGGTATTTCCATGACTATGAAACGCCGGGGAATAATGCGGTATCTGATATAGATGATAGCCGTGGCAACCGTATGTTTGCCGGTTTCTGTACAATCTATTTTCGTATTACAGAAATATTGGATGCCGGAACAAACAAAAGGTTTCGCTATGTGCTTCGTGGTGTTTCTGATCGTTGGCAATATTCTTTCCATCCGTGTGAGGCTTTGCATTTTGTCGCTTATGGCAACTTTACAAACAAGGAACGCCAGACTTCCGCTTATGAGACGAGGACATACCGCCGTTTCTTGGTAGGGGTAAATGACTGGGAGTTTACAAAGAGTATGGTTGCAATGCAGGATGGGGATTTGAGCAATCTCAACATCTTCGGGTTGGATATGACCGGTTATTCTGCTTATCTGAATAACATTTATATGACCGGCACAATCGAACAGTTACAGATAGATGCACCGGTACGCATTGAGATTGATACGCAAGGTGACAATTTTCTTGCTTATGGTGAATCAATGGAAATTACTTGCAAGGTCTTTAAAGGTTGGGAGGATATTACAGACACAGTTAGACAATGGGCTATCCGAAGGGATAGTGGAGATACCGCCGATGATGAAGCTTGGAATATCAAGCATAAGGATTTCAACGGTTCAATAACGATACATAACACAAAGGAAATTAGTGATTTAGGAAATAATTCAGTAACAGTGGTAAGTACCTTGTTTACCATAACGGCAACAAATGATACTGCATCAGTAGAAGCAATTGTGACGATATGATAGAGAGTGAAAAGAAAAGAATCAGAAAAGAGTTTCAACCGCTTACGATTGCAGTAAGCTTGAAGATAATGACACCGAACAGTCCGGCCAATCAGGTCTATAATCCGGTGGCAAATGAATATGATCCTGACCGTGGGGTTACTCCACTGGTGATTTTACCGGAAGTCATAGCGAATGCCGCTGACGGTAGCTGGGATATGCCTTATGTTAATTCTTTGTTGGCAGAAATGAACTGGTTTGCTAATGGAGAGAATATTTCTGCAATCAGTTCATGGAATGGGAAGTACAGTATAGATACGGTTGGAGATACACGCGGTGCCATTACCATAAGCAGAAATGTGGCTCCGGGTGAAAGTTTTGAGTTGTATTTTGAAGGTCTGATAGCTGATACCCGGCTTGGGGTGAATATTCCCGTTAAGACTGACTCTATCATGTTGACAACGGTAGATAAGAGTGAAGATACCTACGGTTTGTCTATTGGGGATAGTCAGATAATCCAGTACAATCCATTTCTTGACAAGCTTTTGTTGTATGATTACAAGGTAGCCAACAATTTGATTTCCGCATCTACGGCCAATAGGAATGCAGCTTTGGATGAAAATTCATACGAGCGCACCATTCCACTTATGGTAACAAAGGGAGTGAATAAAATAACTACCGGATATACAATTGAACTTTATCAGGTGAACAGCATATCAAGTCAAACAATGCTGACTACCGCAAACCATGAAATAGTGGCTTTGTCCTTAACCAGCCTGATAATGGACTTGCGTTTGGTCGAGAAGGGGGATTACTTGCTGTTGGTGAAGGTTGGTGGAAAGGAGGTTGCAAGACAGCAATTCTCCGTCAATCGTGTTTATCCAAAATTTACGTGCATACCGGCAAGTCAGGCTTCCATCAATCCTGATGAAATCCTGCATAGGAATATAGCTATGGTACAGTGGAATGGAGAAATTGTGCCGATACCGGCACCGATTATCCGCATGGTATGGTTTACGGACAGTGCAAATAAGACCGGGGTACAATGGCAGGAGGGGGAAAAAACTGTGATAATGTTGGATGGAACCGGTATTGGTGAAACTTATCTTGACGATTGGTTGGACGTGTACATTAAGGCCGAGCAAAAAAAGGCTTTCTCTGTATTGACTGATGGGACAAATGAATATACGGACAGTAACGGGAACATATATATAAATAATTGATATGAGGTATGTTGTAGCAAATAAGGAAAAGGCTTTGGATGCCGGGGTTCTGTTGTTGGGGCACTTGGTAAAGGGAGAATCCATCATCTTGAATGAAAAGGAGGTAATGTGCCTGCCTTCTCTTGATGGAGAACTGGAAGATAGAATACTGTTGTTGGACGGTATCGTTTATACTAATACAAGCATGAATCAAATTATATCAGAAGGAGGTTGGGAATATGGCAGAAAATTATAGTGCCCAAAATAGCATCACGATTAAACGTCTTCGTTCCAATGACAGCCTGATGCTGACTTTTGAAAATAATGGCATTCCATTGTTTCAGGCCGTATATGAAGAAAGTGGGGCTGTCTCTCCTGATTGGAGTATAGCTGCGAATCAGCCGGTACGGACACCCAAAGTAACTTCGGCACGTGGGTTGGCGGTCAGTTTGTCTGGTCATAGTTGGGCTTACAATGGAGTGGCTTTAAATTTTAACGGTGCGGAAAGTGGAGGTTGGAAAAAAGACAGTACGGGCAAATTCTCTTTGAATACCAGTACCGGTGCCATTAAAATTGTCGGAAACTTGGCAAGCAAAACGAATATTGCAGGAGATACATTGACTTATTCATGTGTCGCTTCTACGGCAGGTGTTGAGTATAATTTGACCGGGGAACTGCCTATTGCCATTCAGAATATGGGAGCCAGCTCTTACTATCTTGCTATTCTTGCAAGTACCGAACAGTTAACAAGCAAAGTAACAAGTTGTACTCTGACTACCAAGCTGTATGCCGGTGCCAATGCCATTACCGATTACTATATAAAATGGTATAAGGACACGGCGGCTTGGACTGATAAGAACGGACAGAAAAGTGTAACTGTTACCCGTGGTGATGTGGACGGTACCCAGTTATTCATAGCAGAAGTTTATCAGTCTTCAAGTGCTTCACAACCGATAGCACGTGCCGGGGTACGTATCATTGATACGGCAGATGAATTTCAAATTGTATGTTATATAACTTCTTCCAACAAAGAGGTTGATACCGGACAACCCGTTACAGTAAGTGCCAAGATTGTAAATATGACTACGGGGTCAACTTATACTCCTACTTCCGCATCGTGGACTATGGATGTGATGGATAAGGAAAACTGGAAGAGTTTGAAACATTCTACAACAAATTCTATATCTGTAACAACAACGGAAACTGACAGAAACGGGACTCAATATGATGTTGATGTTTTGGCAGAATGTCATTTTAATTAACATAAAAACAAAATAATATTATGGCAACTAAAGGATTAGGAAATGAAACATTGGTGACCTCCATTCTGCGTTCCAATACAGTATTGGTGGAAGTTGGTGGTAGTGTCAGACGCATTACCGTGGAAAACTTCATGAATGCTATTAATAATGGTGACGAACAAATGTTGAGGCAGGTGGCTTGGGGGATTCCAATCAAACAATCAACCCAAAGTAGCACGAACTATGGTGTGATAGGTAATACAGCCGCATGGACAGAATACAAGTTGTATTGTGGCCGTTATCTCGTAACGAATGATGGAAGGGCTGCTAAAATGTCCCCTACCAATAGTGCGGTGTTTGCTGATGGTACTGCGGTGGATGAAACCAAAGGGCATGTGATGTGGATAGGGCCACGTTTGTATTATCGTGTACAGACTGACAGTGTGAGTGGTGTACCAGTCTTATGGCTCTCGATGCTACCTATTGGCGGTGAGTTTATTGGTGGGGCAAATGGTGGAATGTATAACTGTATCGGTGCATACAAAGGCTCCATGTCAGGTAGCGCACTTGTTTCACGTTCAGGAGTTGCACCGGCAGGCAGCAAGACAATCAACGCATTTTGGAATGCTGCACAAGTGAACGGTAAGGAATGGGGACTGACCGATTACGATCAGAGAAAGCTTATTATGATGTTGGGGCTGTCCCAGTACGGAGATACCAATATTCAAGCCAAACTTGGTTATGGTGTGGGTGGTAGCTCCAGTAAAGACTTGTGGGCTGCTGCGGCAGCATTGCAAACTGGCGCAACAAAGAGTCTCGGTGACAATTGGGGCAAAATAGCTATTTCTGTGGTGAATGGAAGTAATACTGGAGTGGATTGTTCACGGGTGAACATGATGGGTATAGAAGATCCTTATGGGTGGCAGTGGGAATTTCTGCAAGGAGTATTTTGCGGTAGTTCCAACAATAGTGCTCAAAGTGGAACGGAAATTTTCATTTACAAAGGAAACCGTTTACCGACTACTGCTGAATTAGCTGCGCATCCAAATGGTGAATACAGACAAGCTACCCGTCAGACAGCTTCCGGTCAAGTGCAGGAAATAATTCTTGGGGAGCATTTTGATATTTTCCCGAAAAAGATTGGTGGAAACAGCACTTCTTATTGGGCTGATTATTCATGGGCAAACACTACTGGGCAGCTGGTTCTTTGGGGCGGTGATGCGTATAACGGTGCGAGTTGCGGCCTCGCTTCTGCGCACTCGGCTAACGCTTGGTCGTACTCGAGTGCGAGGCTCGGCTCTCGCCTTGCGTATTTTGGGAATTTAACATTTGTTAGCGGTGCATCTTTGATGGCTGCATAATAGATTTTGAAATATTAGTTCTTTGAATTTCAATTAATTAAAACCCGTCCACCTTCTCGTTTTACGGCAACGGATAACGGGACGAAAGCCGAAAGGCGTGGACGGTTGGCAGAGGGGAACAAGAGCTGGTTCTTTGGGGCGGTAATGCGAATAACGGTGCGAATTGCGGCCTCGCTTATGCGAACTCGAATAACGATTGGTCGAACTCGAATGCGAATATCGGCTCTCGCCATACTTATTTATCGTAGAGTAATCTGCGAGTTCTCCGAGCCATGACCTTGCAGGATTTATATCGTTGCAACGTAGTAATCAATTGGTTACGATGTCAGAAAATCAAGAATGCGGAAAGGTTGCCCAATTTGCGAAAGGCAACAAGCGGTGTTAGTAGGTTGGTTCTCGAAAGCTCCGGGCGAATTATTCAAGCAAGTAAAAACAGCTTGCAGTTATCGGAATAATTAAAATAGTCTGAACAAGACAAAATTGGAAGTATGGTGTAAATTTTAAAACAAAGCAGCAGTGAATATTGGAAGAAGTGATATTGATTGGAAGAGTCTATCGCATAATGAAATTGATAGAATTATAGCGGAAAGGATAGAGGCTGACAATAAACGGATAGAAGCAAACGGTGGAAAGAAATCTAAAAGAGCCGGGTATATTCTTGAACGTATAGCAGAGATAAATAATTTACGTGAAGCGGACAAAGAAGCACAAGATGGGAAGGTTAAGAAAAACCGCTTTATCAGGCGGCATAATCTACACCCGGAAGAAGACCTCCGAGCTTTGCAGTTGATGATCCTGACATTGGATTTTCCGGCACCGGATTATAGCGTAATGAGAGTAAAAAGTGATGCAGGAAAGGTTCGAGATATTGTCAAACAGAAATATTTCCCGTGGCGTATATTGCACCATGCAATTATGAGGGTGATTGAAGAAGATGTTTATAGAAATTTGATTTATGATACAAGTGCGTGTATCAAGGGAAAGGGATTACATTTTGGAGTAAGGAGAATGAAACGTTTTCTTCACCGGTACCCGGAATACAAATGGTTCGTAAAGACTGATTTCAAAAAGTTCTATCAAAGTATTCTTCATGAGCTTATTGTTGCTGCATTGAGAAGGAAATTCAAAGATGAACGATTTATTAAATTGATCGAGATAGCTGTTTTATCGTATGACAGCGGAACAGAGTTAGTTGACGTATTGGAGAATGAAGTTGAACGGAAGAAGAGGTGTTCCGATTGGAGCATTTACAAGCCAACCTATCGGGAATTTTGCGGCAAGCCGGATAGATCATACAATGAAGGAGAAATATCGTGTCAAATGCCTGCATAGATATTGCGATGATAATGTTATGCTGGCTCGTTCTAAGGCCGAAGCGTTGTTTCTTATTCGTGCGTATGAACGGGAAAGTGCAAAAGTTGGGTTGGTAGTTAAAGCAAACAGTTGTATTGCTCCGATAGGAACAGAAACAAAAAATGGGAACAAAAAGCATAGAAAGCGAAAACGTAGTAAGAGGAAGAAGGATTAACTTTTTGGGCTATTGCTTCACGAAAGATAATGTTCGGATGCGTAAAAATATGAAAAAGAACTTTGCCCGAAAGGTGAAACGAATAAAAAGCCGGAAACGTAACCGCGAGATACGAGCTTCATACTGGGGCTGGTGTAAGTGGGGAGATTGTAAGAATTTATGGAGAACAATAACAAATAATGATATGAGTTTTGCAGATAAAGGTATCAAACAGAGTGGTAGAACAAAGGACGGAAAGAAGTTCTTCGATGTAAAAGAGACAAGATTGATGGATATTCTCAATGTCCCTATAACAGTGGTGGACTTTGAAACGAATGTGAAGACAAAGCAAGGTGAAGGTAGATATTGTGTTCTTTTTGAACAGAACGGACAACGTAGCAAATTCATAACGAACTGTTACAATCTGAAAGATGTGTTGGATCAGGCTCGCGAAGCGGAGAATAACGGTCAGAAGATTTTTCCAGTGGAAAATGTGATTGTCAAGCGGCGTTCGTTAGGTGACGGGAAGAGTGCTTATTATTTTGAAGAATAATTATAAAAATGGAGGTAATTTATGAAAAGTTATGGAACTCTTGTAGGAGAACTGCCGACTGGTATTGAATTTGTAGTTGAAGGTGCGTTGCTACGCATTTACTTCGACTTTGAGAGAAGAGAAGCTGTTCAAAAGGCCGGTTCGGAAGATGTGGTGGTTGAAGACCAGTATGTCTGTGAAAACGTGGATGTTGAAGGGGAACATGATTATGACAGTATTGTAAGTGCCATTATCATGGAACGTTATGATGCGAATAAACGTGATGCCATTTTCGCCAACTTGGAAATGGCACGTGATATGGCTTCGGAACTTGACGAAGGTAAGCGTGCCGAATATCTGAAAGAATACACTGATTATCAGAGTTATCGTATCAAGGCTAAGGAGATCGCAAAAGAAGTATTAGCAAAATTGAAGTAATCCGGTATGGAGGCGCAAGGGCATATATTAATACGAAGAAAGGCCAAAAATGGAATTGACGGTACTAATGGGGAACCGGGGAAAAACGGGCTGCAAGGCTGTATTCTCCGGCAATCCGAATGGGCTAAAGGCATAGAGTATCGCAATGACGAGGCTTTGACTTCCGGTACCCGGTACTTGGATATTGCAATTGTGACTACCGGTGCTAATACGTTTAATGCGTATAAATGTCTGAAAACTCATACGTCCAGTGATTCCATTCCGGTGACAAATACAACTTATTGGCAGAAGTTTAATTCTTTGGTGCCAGTGTACACTCCGCTTATCATGGCTCAAAATGCTATTCTACGGTTCATGCAGGGTAATCAGCTTTTGATAATGAAGGGCGATAATAAAACGGTTGCAGCAGGTCTTGTTGGTGGTGACTATCCGTTATGGGTTGGAGCTACAACACCGACTGATGCGCCATATAAGGTGAGTATAGCAGGGAAACTCTATGCGGCTGGTGCGGTTATTTCAGGTGACAGCACTTTTGAAGGTACATTGAAAGGTGTATCAGGCTCTTTTACAAGGTTGAATTGCGTGAATGCTGCTGGTGATGCGGTTGGAGGAATCAGCTTTGGAAGTGATGGAAGAATGTGGTTTGATGGTGATATGTATCATCAAGGTACTAAGGATAACCGGTCATTACGTTTCTACACTTCTGACTTATGGTGTAGAGGCGTGTTTGGCGCAAGGGAAAGAAGCATTATGGTAGTTTACGGCTCCTATGCCTATGTGTACACAAAAGGTGCTGATAAAACCGGTACTTATATACCTTTGACTTCCGGGACTTCCTCTGCTAACGAAACTTATTATACAGTTCCTTGCTATTCGCCAAGATACGATTATAACGGTGAAACTTCGGGTTTTCCAGTTGATACGGTTATATTTAGAATAACATCGAATGTAACCTACCGTTATCTTTTGAGTCTTGCCGTCACCCAAAGGATATTCGTGGTTAATGCAAATGACAATTATAATAATGTTCAGATATATGCGAATGGAACAAAGCAAACATTGAATGGCGGTTCCATGCACCATTGTATGCAGTTGGTGGATTTTATGTATCCGTCACCGAACTCTGACTGGTTGGGAAGAGGACTGATGTTCGGTGCTTCAAATGATAATGATTGGAAGTGATTATGAAAAGGATAAATTTTGAAAGAATTGAGATATTTGTTGATATTGATAAGACGAGATGTTCCGTTGAGAACTACAAGAAGGATTTTGCCAATATCATTTATCAACTTGGCAGGGGAATAGAGGCTCATGCCCTCGCATTTAAAATATTCAACTCCAATGGAGAAATTGAGTATAACGATGAAGAGTGTAATATGATTAAGGAATACGCAAGTTTATGTTCCCCAGCCTTTATTGATGCTATCAACAAATTACTATTGGAATAAAAATAATAAACGCAAACACAAAAGGATATGAACGACATTATTGAAACATTCATTCACGACCATTTGTTTTTACATTTGGTTTTGATAGCGGTAAGTATGACAGCTATCATAATCGCAATGGGGATAGATTTTATTTCGGGGATTCAGAAGGCCAAACAGCGTGGGGAACTTCGTACCTCGAAGAAGTACAAAATGACAGCGACAAAAGCGAAGAAATATTTTAATCCGTTTCTGACACTGGTTATGATTGACCTTATATGTTGCATCGTCATTCCATTTCCAGTATTCGCTATGTTATGGGCGGTTTATTGCGTTTTCTGTGAGTTCAAATCGGTACGTGAGAAATCATGGGAAAAGGCCGAGCTTCGGAAAGCGGAAAAGACCATGAGTATAATCATTGAGAATAAGGACGATATAGCACGACTGGCCGCACAAATATTGTTTGAAACACAAAAAGAAAAGGAGGATAAAAATGACACGGGGACTACGGAATAATAATCCGTTAAATATACGGAGAAATAATACGAAATGGCAGGGGTTGTCTGCAACACAGACAGATAAAAGTTTCTTTCAGTTTAAAACTATGGCATACGGTTATCGTGCTGCTTTTAAAACTCTTCAAACTTATATTCTTAATAAGTATGATACTGACAAAGACGGCACGGCCAATGAACTTGAAGATGTTATTATGCGATGGGCACCGCCATGTGAGAACAATACTGAAGTGTATATTGCCACAGTCGAAAAGCGTTCAGGCATATCTCGTCATACAATTCTGAACAGAAACAACCGGGAACAACTTATTGCGGTGGTGGCTGCAATGAGTTATGTTGAGAATGGTGTTCCTGCAAACATGGATGAGGTAAGGAAAGGTTGGGAGTTGATATAGGAAACAAACATATAAACCTTAATTCCGCAACACTTTGATTTGACTTTATTTATAAGTTCCTGAGCAACAAAAAGTTGCTCAGGATTTTGCCATGTCAGATTTTTCACTTATCTTAGTGTTGCAATTCAAAACAAGCGTAAATCGTAACAAGACATGGCAA